TGAGAATGGTACAAGTAGGCAGGAGATACTTAGATCAATGAGCAAGGATTCGCCGATCGTGTTGAAAAGAGAGCCATTCAATAGATATGATAGTAATGCGGTGGCCGTACTCTATGTGGATCAACAGGTCGGTTATATTGGTAAGGAATATGCAAAAATCATGGCACCAATGATGGATAAGGGAACACAATTTACTGCGAAGATATCAAAACTCGACAGTTATGATGGAAAACATTACTTGCACATTTTGGTTAGCGAGGGAGGTGATAAATAATGACACAGGCCAATGTGAATATATCATTGACAGCAGAGGAAGCACAGACCCAGATATTGCAGAATGAGCAGATGCTCGAGGTACTCAAGAATGAGGCAATACAATGTGGCGATTTCGCAAGGATATCAAAGATAGTACACGTTGTTGAGCCATTAGAATCCACAATGAATAAGATAAAGACGGCATTAATGATGTCAGGAGGTGTTACAATTGCCCCAGCAGAACCAGAACCAACCGCAGATAAGTAACAACCCATGGGAATCACCGAACATGCAGATGCTATTATCGATATTCAATGGTAAGGTAATAGCACTGAAACCAATTAACGTAGTGGATGTAGTGACATCCAATACAAACATAAGATAACGGAGGTATGAGTTAATGGAATTATTTAACGACGGACATCCTAGGCCAATAATAGCAATAGACTTTGATGGATGTATAACAACCAGGAATGTATTCCCGGATATAAGCGAATTGAGACCATATGCCAGGGAGGTCATCAATTTCCTATACGATATAGGCGTTATAGTAGTACTCTGGACATGTAGGGAGAATAGACCACACCCAAGCCTAAATAAATCTTACCTGCAGAGGGCGTGTGACTTCTTGAATCATGAGGGTATCAAGTTTCATGGGATAAATTCATCCATAGAGTTTGCACCATTCGAATACGAGAGTAGGAAGATATACGCAAATATGTATGTTGATGATAAGGCGTTTGGGTGGAAGGATACCGACAATATCATGGTAGATGTGCTGTGCGAATTCCTTAAACGTGAGTTGAATATACCACTATCAATAGTGGCAAGTGTGAGGTACAATATTATTAATAGAAGAGAGGTATCGGTAAATGAATTCTGGAATAGAGTCCGACAACATCCAGACGGAAAACATTCACGAATTCTATACTGATGGTGGTGGTAACACTGGTAATGGTACTTGGGCATTCATAAACACTAAATGCCCAAGTACTGTAATCATAGGATATGAACTAGATACCACTAACAATCGTATGGAATTAACTGCAGTTATAGAAGCTATCAAATCGGCACCAGCTGGATCGATAGTACACATATTCACAGATAGTGGGTATGTACAAAATGGATATACCAAATGGGTACGCAATAAGTGGAGGTTGAAGCAACCATTCAAGAATCAGGACCTATGGGAGCAAATGTTGATACTCGGCATATTATATGACATAAGGCTCACACTAATACCAGGACATAATGGCATAGAATTTAATGAGATCGTAGATGCAGCGTGTACATGGACACTACGTAACATGGATAGTGGTACCATAACAAACACGCAGACAATAAACCTACCGAAGGGTATAGGAGAGAAGAAGTTGATATGCCCACAGGTTACTAGAGTTGGGAGGAATGTATAATGTATGGTAAGGCACTTGAAATAAGGCCAATGAAAATATGGAAGTTACCTAAAGGCAAGGAACACATGCGTGATGTAATATGTACTAATGGTGATTATTTTGGGCAGGTGAAGAAGGATGGGTATTGGTACGCTGCGGAGATCGATGATGATGGTAATATATTCCTATTCGCAAGGGACGAATCAGCTAAGACACCAGGACACCTGACGGAACGTAGTGCATATGTACCACATATTATAAATGAATTAAAACGAATGTTTCCACCAGGCACTATAATAATAGGCGAAATATATTATCCACAGGTTGGTAAAACTGGTGCAGATGTTGGTAAGATAATGGGATGTACTGGTGTTGATGGAGTGGCAAAGGCCATAGCTAGGCAGGATAGTAATGAATATGGTAAATTACATTATTATATCCATGATGTTATAAGATATGGTGGAAGTATGATGATTGATTGGGACGCCTGGAAGAGATGGAAATTCCTGGAATCACTATGGGAGGATATCCAGAAATCAGTTGGTGAACCTAGATATATTGAACTGGCTGAGACATTCACGGAGAATATGAGTGCCAGGATCGATGATATAATAAATAATGGTGGTGAGGGTGCAGTACTCAAATTAAAAACTGGTAAATATGTTCCGGGCAAGAAACCAGCCTGGAATATGATCAAATTCAAGTGCGAGGATAGTGCAGACGTTATATGTATTGGATTTGATGCACCAACCAAGGAATATACTGGCACCGAACCATTGGAGAATTGGAAGTACTGGATGAAGGAAGGTACTGGATATGATCCTGGTGACGAAATGGTGACACCTGATGAAATGTGTATATCGCCGGGTGAGTGGGCCATACAATTGGGATATAAGCCTGTATCCAAACCATATTGGCATGGATGGATAGGTGCGATCCAGATAGGGGTTATAGACGAGAATGCGGTACCAGAGATTGGCGATATTATAATACACAAATTCACACGTGAGATTGGTACATTCATAGATGGTGGCCCAGACAATACGATTGGTGTAGTGAGACCATTAGGTACGGTATGGTCTGGATTGACAGAGGAAATACTAGAGGCGATCAAGGCTGATAAGGGCAAGTTCCTTGGTATGCCATTAGAATTAAAATGCATGCAGGTATATGAGGATGGCACATTACGTCATCCAGTATTCAGTAGATGGAGGGATGATCTTAATGTCTGGGAATGTACACTCAAAAAACTTACAGGAAAAGATTGATGGATTTATTGCAGCCGAGTATAAATACCTATATGAATCATTACCATCAATGGACAAGGACATGCAACGCAGAATAATCAGAAATAGTGAGAAGAGATTAAGGGCACTCATTGAGAAGTGGGTACCACCAATCAATAGTAATACGGATGATAGGGATAATATGGTTGATGAAATTGAACACGAGATATCTAAGCTCAATCTCGATAAAATTATTAAGCAACATGATTGATAACATTTAAGAACAAGGGATAGTAACCACATAGATATGAATGAAGCCAGTGATGTTTAATCTCACTGGCTTTCACTTTATCTGTTGCTCATCTTACGGGAGGCCTTGCTCATTTTTACGAATCGTAGCTATCGTCTCTATCGCGATCGGTGTAGGGGTCGCTGGCCTTATATTAATTGATTCACCTGTCTTACTCGGCTGGGATCCATTAATATCCCCATCATCCAGGAAGTCTTTTATATCGTTATACCATTCCTGGAGTCTCGCCTTCACCATATTCTCATCAAAGAACGTGGATAGTAATATAAATGGGAATGTCTTTGGGATACCTGCCCATATCAGATGGAATACTGCATCGAACTTCTCTCCACCAGGTTCAATCTTCAAATTCTTTTCAGCCTGTAGCATGTAGATGTATGCTATACTGCGTAATTCTTCCCATTTCTTATTGACAGCTAGATAGACTATATATCCTATCAATGCTGCGATAATTAGTATCACAACTACCAACATAATGGTCTGCACGATCGTAAATCCAAACATATCATCATCCTCCTCATAGTGGTTGATTGTTATTGGACATCCTCTGCCCACTTAATGAACAAATACTTCAGATTCTTAATTACATCTATGTCACCGAGATTGCACTTGATACCATCTATGGCTGCCAATGCCTTCCTCCACCCATCTGGATTACTCAATTTTTTCTTCTCAACCAATAATGCGATCGCATTATCTACTGTCATTGGCTTCTTGGGTGATATATATTCTATAAATGGACATTTCAGCCAGTGTGTCCATCCTGTAGACCCAGGTCCTGTTAATGGTGTATCTTTGATACCATATAGTGTACCGTGTTCCTCTATAACCCTGCCACCACCAACATATACACCTATATGTCCGGTCTTTCTAACACATATACCTGGTATATCTGGCATTGTACCAATTGGTCCCTTCTCGGTTGCCATATTGTACATACCATCCGCACTGACATCCGTGTTGCGGTCATATTTTGGTCCTGTACCATCCCACCATATATATGACTTTATTAATCCAACGCAATCTGCCGTACGCTTGTTGAGCGAATTCTTAGATATAAAATCTTTAAAGTTTCCAACACCCTCAGGATATTGTGCCAACTTGTCACGGAATACATTCTCTGTTAATATACCACCGAATGTACCCCAGACGTATGGCCATTTCTGTGCCAATGCCATCCTAACATGTTCAACCAATCCAGTATTAGTCTTTATTGGCATCGTGTTCTCACTCCTTCCTATCTGTTAGCACAGCCAGATTGCTCTTGATTTCGCTGTGCATAGTAATAAGTGTATCAAATCTCCTCATCTGCTCTGACTTACACTCTACGCATCGTATGTTGGTTGCGGTTAATGTGGACTGCAGACCAGATAATACTGATGTCATCTCCTCGGTTGCCTTGGCATTTCTGCCGAATGCATCTAGTATCATCTTATCACGCTGTATGTACTGGGATAATTTATCCTTATCCCTTTTATTGAGTAATACCATTATTGGTATTGCTAATGCTA